ATAGTATAATGTCAATGGCTAGATGTGGGTATCTTTCTCCGTCCACAGGTCGGTTGGATCTATGAAACGAAACTGGTATAATAGAAGTGTTGATTCACCAACAATGCGAGTAAGGTCGCACAAAGAAAACTAACTCATGTGAATATGGTGGCGAGCAATTGCCAACCTTACCCATATTCGCAGAAGTTAGTCTTTTTTTAACTCTAAAAAACCTATGCCAAAACTAAAGAAAGGGGATGGAGTGCCATTCACTCAAATCGCAAATATCGTCCTATGCAATCCGAACATTTCAGCTAAAGCAAAGGGCTTATACTCATATATACAGTCGAAGCCAGATAACTGGGACTTCTCTGTAAAACGGATAACTGCGGATTTCTTAGATGGGGAAAATGGGATACGATCTGGATTAAAAGAATTAGAGGCTATTGGCTTATTAGTGCGTGAAAAGCAAAACACAGGCAGAGTTGTATATACTATATATGTTGAACAAAAGCCTGATGACCAGATTCATATTCAGAGACAAAAGCCTGATGATGAAAAAGCCAAACAGGCGAAAAGCCAAACAGGCGAAACCATCACCATAAGTAACAAAGACTCAGACAAAGAAACAAAGAGGAGAAAGAAACAACCCCCTAACCCCCAAGGGGGAAGTGCAGGGAAACTCGTTGAATCTTTTTTCATTCTTAAGGGATGGGAATATGATAAAACTAAACAGGCTCTATTTAGAAGACACTTGAGAGGAGCAAAGGATCTTCTAGAGTTATGTGATGAGGACATCAACCTAGCCACCCACAAATTAAATCAGATCAAATACTGGGCAGATAGTAAGAACCTAGAGTGGTCGATCGAGACAGTTCTAAAGAAGTGGTATGATTTAGATTTACTATCTGTCCGGGTAGAAGCAGAAAAAAAATCATTCATCGGAAACGATAGAGCATACAAAAACAACAAAGGAAGATGGCATGTGATATTACCAAACGGCGAACACAAAGAATATATTGGTTCACTAGATGCACTACGCTATGGCAACTCTTAAAGAGAAAATACAAAAAGAAATGGCGGAGAGAAAAGCTGGAAACAGAACATCTCCACTTGAGCGAGACGCTATGCGTGTTTTAGATAGCGCAGGTGTGCCATATCAAAGAGAATACCAAGTTGGTAAATACTTAATTGATTTTGCCATACCATCGATTAGGGTGGCTATAGAGCTAGACGGCGACACTTATCACCTCACGGAAGAACAAGCAAAAAGGGATAGAGAAAAGGATGATTTTCTAATAAATGAAAACTGGACGGTAATTAGGGAAACATCCTCAAGTTTTTGGAATACAAAGGGTGAAAGGTTGCTAGAAAAAATCCATGTCGTTCTCACTAGAGCTAGGAACGGACAAAATGAACTTTCTTCGCTTCTATGTTTGGCGCATAGAAGAATTGGAAACTTCGGTGCGGAAACCATGAGGAGAGCAAAAAGAGAAGTCATGACGGACAATTCCATAGAATATTGCAATATCAGAAAGGGGTATTTTAATGGTGCTGGCTTGGAGTTTTATAAAGACAGCACCACAGAGGATTGATTAACCAACAACCATAACAGAAAGCTATGACACCCATGAAACCAAGCCAAAGAAAGCGACTAGACAAACTCCCACGAATGCACGAATGCGCTAGAGAGAGTGAAGGCACATGCGATGGCAGAATCACATGAGAGCATCCGATCGGTAGGCTGATAGGCGGTAAGCATGTACCGGATGCCTTTGTCATAGGACTGTGTGCATACCATCACGGCGTTGACGAATACTTAGGAGGAGGNGACCTCAACAAGGAGATCAATAAGNNTNNNGCNTACNAAAATATATCCACANNNGAACTCCGCAAGTACAAGCTAGGTGGTATGATGGAGATAGAAAAGCGTTATCTAAGCCTAAAATATGCAGAAACTTAAATGCGATACTTGCCACCGCCTACGCCACCGCAAGAACCTATGCAGACAATGCGCCTTAGAATGCGAGATGTGGCACACCATGCTCTATCTGAACAATCCCTCCAAGATACTATCGGTCATAGACTTAAAGGCGATCGAGGTAGCCAGAAAGAAAGCCAAGATAGGTAAACACCGTGCCATCGACTTCGTTCTGCTGTACATGGCGGCACTAAGGGTACTATGAGATTTATTATTAACCAGAACCCGATACCAAAGGCAAGGGCAAGAGTAACCAGATGGGGCACATACACCCCCGAAAGAACCAAAGATGCAATGGAAGCTATTGCGCTTGCTGTCAGACAGGACAAAGAATGCCCCAGAAAGCCACTACAAGCCCCTCTAAGCGTTGATATAACCTTTTTGGTAGCAATGCCCAAATCATGGTCAAAGAAGCGCAGAGAGGAGAGCACAGGCGCACCGTGCATAAACCGTTCCGACATCGACAACTACTGNAAGACGATCCTTGACGCTCTCAATGGAATCCTCTGGATAGACGACAGTCAGATTTACAAGCTCACCGCTAAAAAGCTATGGAGCATTAACGGCGCAAGCGATATAACCATTTGGTAAACTATGACTATCACTAATTTTACTTGGACACTGGAGGGCTACAAAAACAGACTGTATTGCTATTACTGCAAAGCTGACGCAACTCATACCAATAAGGTAAACATCAATGGATACGGATGCTCGAACTGTAAAAACTATAATAACTATGAAAATCTCAAAAAAACAGAAAGCAATCTTTGCAAAGAATAACATCGCACTCCTACTAGCAACAGGCGCAGACCCCTCCAAGATACTCAAGGAAATAATAGAAATAGAAGCCTACCTAGGACTAGACGGATACCCTACAGCAGAGCAGACCTACGCACATGCTATACTATAAACATATGCAAGCAATATCGCTATCATGGACCGAGCACAGAAAATCAGGCGATAAGCCACAACATGTTTTTCTCGTAAACAAAGAAGCCTTAAAGAGATGGGTCAAAGACTTAGAAAAAACAGGCAATGTATCCGACATCAGATACGACCATTCTCTACTATGACATGCGATGTGTGCAATAAGACTATCGATGGCGTAACATACCACGGATTTTTCAGACACATGTGCTCAGAGGAATGCTGGCGCAAAGCACAGAGCGAATACAAGCCCACAAACAAAGGTGGCAATGACCCAACCGCTAAAAGCTAAACCCCTTCCCCACCGAGCAAGCACCCACAAATAAAGCTCAGGGGGGTTCAAAGAGGGAAGGGAAGTGGTCGCAAAAACTAAACATATGCCAAAAACAAACCCCAACGGAGCGAACCAATGGCAACTAGATCCCAGACAGAAAGAATGCTGGGAATACTACACAAACCCCAAGGGAGTTACATTTGGTAATGCAACACGATCAGCGATGAAAGCAGGCTATACTGACGGAACAGCAGACACTATAACTACGACAGAATGGTTTATTGGAAGATTGTGGAGGCTGAATGCTACATTTACAGGCGAAAGAAAAATCAAACAGTTGATGGAACTAGACCTCAACAACGGAGGAGATAAGGTTGATGTAGGAGTAGCAAGAATCCAAGCAGACCTAGCCAAGCTACTCGTAACGACACAGGGGAAAGATCTAGGATATTCAACCAGACAGGAGATAGCGTTAGAGCCAGACACAGAAACCAAAGAAGAACTAAGCGCATTATCAGATGAGGTAATCAAAATCAGAGAAGCATTTGAAACCAAGCTAAAACAAAAACTTGCTAAACTATGAGCTTTCTAACATTCATCGTAGGAATCATTCTAGGATTCGTCATTGCGCCAGAGTCAGTTGCGAATGAGCGTGTACGCAAAGTGATACAAGCACTCAAGCCAAGAGCTAAGCCAGTGATACTAAAGCCAAACACTACAGACAAAGAGGAAGCAAAGATTACGGAGATATTCGGCATTAACGAGTAATATGTACGAAGAGTTCAATCGCTCTAAATGCAAAGCGAACAAATGGCACGAATGGAAAGTGCTACGCTCAGTCGATAACATGCAAAGAGAAGCGTGTNTATTCTGCAAAGAGTGCAGATGGTTCAATGTTGAAGACAATGACACTTACAGGCTAGCGCATATGCGAGCATTTGCTCAGCCGTACGGATATACAGAAAAGCTATACCGTAGCATACACGGAGACGATGCCGCGAAGAAGATGGACAGCCACATACTGAGCAAGGATTTGAGCAAAGCCAAACAAAAGGATTTACAGGAGGCATATGACACAGAGATGGCACTAGACAAAAAAGGCTCGGTAACAATATAAAATGAAACTCAGCGACATCTCCATTATTGCTTGGTTAAGCGAGTACCAGATCAAAACAGAAACAGGGAAGCCATACGACTTGGTAGACCATATGTTTTGGTTCGATATCTTGAGAGACATGCATCCCAAGCAAGTGTGGCTAAAGGCCGCGCAGGTAGGAGGATCAATCGCAGCCATCTATAAGTTCCTGTGGTGCGCTGAGAAGCTGAAAATGAATGTAGCCTACACGCTACCGACCGCAACCGATGCAAGAGACTTTGTCAGTGGTAAAATAGACCCCATCATTCGGAACAACCCCATCCTGCAATCCTATGTAGACGAGAAGGACAGCGTAGAGCAAAAACGCATAGGACAGAACACGGTTTACATAAGGGGGACATGGACTGAGAGAGCGGCGCTATCATTCTCAAGCGACCTAAACATTCATGACGAGCTAGACAGAAGCAAACAAAGCGTGGTTCAGCAGTACGCATCACGCCAACAGCATTCACCGCATAAGTGGGAGTGGATATTCTCAAACCCTTCATCTGTAGGTGCAGGCGTAGATGTAGCATGGCAGAAGTCAGACCAGAAGGAGTGGATCATCACCTGCAAAGACTGCAAGCAAAAGCAGATTCTCTCGTGGCCAGACTCAGTAGACCTGGGCCGAGAGGTTTATGTTTGCAAAGCCTGCAATCAAGAGCTATCCGACAGGAATAGATCCGTGGGCTATTGGAACGCCATGAAGCCAGAGAACACAGAGTGGAGCGGTTACCACCTAAGCTTGCTGATGGCCCCATGGACTCCAGCTTCATACATTGTAGAGATGTACCGCACTAAAAGCCCCGAATACTTTCACAACTTCGTACTCGGCTTACCGTATGAAGGATTGGGCGGAAGGCTATCCGAGGCGGAGTTTATGGATAATTTAGACGATACTCCTTACGCCATCGAAGCGCCTATTGTGATTGGCTTAGATACAGGTCTGCCTAACTGGTATGTGGTAGGTGGCAACCAAGGGCTATGGTCAGCAGGTAAATGCGATGGATATGATGATATTAGACAAATGTTAGATAGATGGCCTAAGTCGGTCGTGGTATCAGACCAAGGCGGAGACCTTCACGGTATTAGACAACTGCAAGAGGATTACCCAGGCAGAGTGTTTCTTTGCTATTATAGGATGGATCGCAAGACCATGCAGTTGGTTACATGGGGGAAGGGCGATGAATCGGGGAAGGTGGTCGCAGACCGTAACAGAATCATTCAGCTAGTGATGGATGAGTTCAAGGCTAAGAGTATCCCGCTAAAGGGCAACCAAAAGGACTGGTGGGAGGCATGGACTCATTACGCTAATGTTTATCGAGTAACGGAGGAGGATTCAGTGGGGCAAGAGCGGTTTGTGTACCAAAGAAGCGGTGCAGACCATCTAGTACATGCTATCTCGTACTGGAGAATCGGAATGGATAAGTTCGGCATGAGCCAAGCGGGGTCAGTAAAGCCTGATACGGAGTTTATGCGAGGTATTGGATCGTCTTATGCGATCGACCCTATGGTTGGAGGCATGCCCGCCAACGCATTCCGTGGAGTTAAGCCACCTAAAGACTGGAGAGATGTATGAAGATAATCAACTGGCAGGAGATACTGATAGAGCACAATGACCTGTTTGTAGCCCTGCTAGATAGCGGGATATTAGACATGCGCAATGGCTCTATCACCATGCACTACGACAAGGACGGAGCACTACGCAAGATTGACAGATTGCAGACCACTTTCAAAAATTGACATCGTAATATAGTCTATGCGATAATGGAGGCATAAAACTCCACATCTCTACAAGAGACGGATTAAATATCTGTCTTTTATTATTATGGGGATTGGGATCAAACGATCAGAAACAGGAGGAAGTGGCTCAGCCGCCGCTAAACTGATAAGAGATGTCGGTACTTTATTTTCTCCGTTCAACAAAGCTAAGGGAGGATCGACAGAAATAGATGAGCTTGGAGCGCCTGAGCCTGTTTTGACTTTGAAAATGGATGACGAGGAGCTTTTAGGGCTGGCGAAGAACTGGGAGGAGCAATACACAAAATACTCAGCGAAGATTGTAGAAAAGCAGAAGACGAATAAAAAGTATTGGCTAGGACATCACTACGGATTCGATATCGGAGAGCATAGACAGGTAGATAATGTCATCTTTAAGTCTGTTGAGACACTACTGCCTATCATCTCACGGCAGAACCCAGACCCTTATGTACTAGCGCAAGATGTGCAGATTGCGGACGATGTAGCCAAGGCTATTGAGGATATCTCAGACCGAGAGGCACTGAAGACTAAAATCAAGAAGGGCGTGCGACACTGGGCTATTTATTACATTTCAGCCACTAAGATTTCGTGGTCAGCTAAGAAGGATGCCATTCAGTACGAGCTAGTACACCCAGATGACCTTATACTAGATCCTAACGGTAACTTCGAGGGTGGAGAGTTCCTAGGAAGGTTTATCGGGCACAAAAAGAAACAGGAGGCTAAAGACCTAGCCGTGATGTTCTCGGATAAAGCCGACCTTATCAAAGAGTTCGTGGGTAAAAACATGGGTACGATGATCCCTACTATCGAATGGTGGACTGACGAATATGTGTTCTGGACGATGGGAGATAGCATAGTTCTCGACAAACGGCAGAATCCGCACTGGGACTACGATTCACCAGTTGAGCAGATGGATGAGTTCGGAGAATCGACAACGACATCAAGAGAAGGATTCAATCTATTCGACACACCTAAAAAGCCTTTCTCTTTCCTAAGTGTATTTAACCTTGGCAAGCACCCGCACGACGAAACAGGCCTTATCGAGCAAGCGATACCGTTGCAGGACATGGTGAACAAGACCGCACGGCAGATCGACAAGAATGCAGACGATGCCAACAGTGGGTGGATCTTCAACAGCCAATTCAACGAGGACGCTGGTAAACAGGCACTATCCTCTCTCCGCAACGGTGGAGCGATCATTGCGCCTACAATCAACATTAACGAGAGCGTTACTCGCATCCAATCCCCTTCTCTCCCTGAGTATGTGTACAGGCAGAAGGTAGACGCTGCTACCGAGATTGAGAACATTATTGGTACTAGAGGATCATCTGCATCGGGTATCGCATCAGAGCGCACCGTGCAAGGTAAAATCGAGATCAAGCAATCGGACTCAGACCGTGTCGCTCTAATCGTGGAGCATGTCGAGCAGATGGTGGATTACTTGTACAACTACACGGCACAAATGATATTTACCTACTACGATGCCCAAGACTTGCGAGATGTACTAGGCGAGGAGCGAGGAGTGGCACTAGAGCAGTACATGGATGAGGGACAGCTAAACGGACTGCGCATCTCGGTAAAGGAAGGATCGCTTATACCGCAAGACCCGCTACTACGGAGAAATGAAGCTATCGAGCTATTCCAGCTCGGAGCACTAGACCCAGTAACGATGTTCGAGCGCATGAACTTCTCAGATCCAAAGGAAGCGTCAAGGAGACTACTGCTCTATAAGACAGACCCAGGCGGACTTCTAAAGGAAGGCGCTGGCGGTGGAGAGCAAGAGCTACCTCCTGAGATGGTAGAGGGAATGCCACCTGATCCGAATCAACCCCTAATCTAAAAATATGTACGATGAAGAAGAATACAGCAAAAAATGTATCGAGGCTCTCCGCAAGGTGGACACGAAAGCAAAAACAACCTTGAGCGAGAAAACACTTGTAGGAGAGGAGCGTGAGGGTTCGATGGCTTGCCGTCTAGCTAGCAAGCTATTCCGTGAGGCTATCGATTCCTATGAGGACGGATCGATGGAATGGCCTGAGATGGTAGATGACCTCCACAAGACCTTGAAGGTGATCAAACCACAGGACTACTCGTAAATCATAATATGTCTTGTTCTCGGTTAAGACACTAAAGATAAACCTGCGTAAAAATATGCTCAACGATTTATTTGCGGAAGTTCCGAAGGAAGGTGGAAACATCGACTTGACAGAACTAGAGGAAGAGACAACTCCAGAGTCGCAAACTGAAACAGTCGAACCGAAAGAAGATGCGCCATCGCAGGAGGGCGTAGAGGCAGAGGAAGCGGAAGCTCCCAAAGCTGAAGATACTCCTGAAGAAATTAACATCCCATTTCATAAACATCCTCGCTGGATACAGAAGCAAGACGAGATCCAAGAACTGAGGACTCAGCTAGAAGAGTTCAAGGCTCAATCACTGCAATCTCCAACAGCAACTGTTAAACGAGGAGTACCAGAACACTTACAGCCTGTATTCGGAGACAATGTCGAGGCCTACGAGGCCATGGAGAAAGAGATGAATGCAAGAGCGATAAGTGCGATGGAATCGAGACAAAAAGAAGTAGATCTCAAGGCCAAGGCTGAAGAAGCTAAAAACCAAGAGTTCGTTAAGTGGGCAGAGACGGAGCTATCGGACATAGGCCAAGCGATTGGCAAGAACCTGAACGACCCAAAGAGCACTGTACGAAACCAGATACTAGATATCTGCGACAAGTATGGCGTAGTGGATTCTCAAGGTAGACCGAACTTCCAGAAGGCTCACGAGTTACATAAGCAACTCTATCCGAATGCTGTTTCACGCGAAACGCTGGACGAAAAGAAAAAGATCGCAGCTAAAACTGACGGCAAAACATCAGCACAGGGAAGCGACATCAGCAATGTAATCACATCTTCAAAGCTCAGAAATACTAATATTAAATCATTCTTTTAGAAAT